GCTATGAAAGAGAAAGATATGAAAGAAAAAATTCTTACATTACTGCAATCAAAATTTGCAGGCGTGCGTAAAGACGGGCTAAATCAGTTGGCTACAGTTATGGCGTTGACTGCAACGACCGAAGAAGAAGCTACACAGACAGTCGAAAAACTTACCGACGAAATAGTCGGGCAGTTTATTACAGATTGGCGAAGAGAAACCGATGCCGAAATCTCAAAGGCGAATAGAACACACGAGGAAAACCTAAAGAAAAAATTCAACTTTGTAGAAAAAGGAACTCCCACTCCTCCTGATTCTCCAACACCTCCAACAGAATTAAATGCTGAAACAATTGCTTCTATTGTTCAGAAAGCAATAGAACCGTTTGCAACGGAGTTAAATTCAATTAAAACTATTAAAACAGTTGAGACAAGAAAGCAATTACTTGCAAAGGAATTAGAAGGTTTGGAAGAAGAATTTAGAACGCCTTATTTAACAGCGTTTGACCGCATGGTATTTAAGGATGATGAGGATTTTAATTCGCACCTTGAGACCGTCAAAACAGATGTAGCAAAATTAAACCAATCTTTGATAGACAAAGGACTTAGTAGTAATCGACCGATTGTTAGTTTTGGGAAATCGAATAAGGAAGGCGTGAGCGAAGCAACGCAAGCCTTTATAAATTCTCAAACAACAGATGTCGATAAATTAAAAGGAAAAGAAATTTAAAATCAAAAAGAAATTTAAAATCAAAAAGAAATGTTAAAAATTAAACGTCAATCTGATAAAGTCTATGTAAGGGGGTTAATCGGCAAGATTGCCGATATTCCCAATGGTATAGCGATAAAAACATCACTACTCGGAGGCGCTGCCTTATACGAAGGCACTCCGATAACAAAAAGCAAGACAAACGGGGTTTATGACGGGCTTTACGAGGTTGTTAAGACCGCAAAGGTACATACCAAATACACTACCGCTGCAAAGACAATCAAAGTGCTCAAAGGACAGCATTTTAAAGTCGGCGATGTAATCGGCGACGAAGCTTTGACCGTATACGCTACCATAACGGCTATTGATACAACGTCCAGCGCTGCCTACGACACTATTACTTTCACGACAGGATTCAGTACCGACATAGCCAAAAACGCTATACTTATCAAAGTAACCGCAACGGAAGATAATACAGTCGAACACACGGGAACTATCATTGTAGCAGCAACCAATTCCGATACCGATTACATCGTAGCCAAAGGGCATAATTTCATCGTTGGCGACCATTTAACTGATGGAACCAACAACGCCCAAACCATCTTAGAAATTATTGAAGGACTTAACGGCGACACGCTGACAGTCGGAACTACATTAGGTGGTGCAATCTCAGCTTATACCGATGTTTACGCTGCCACCGCAGCAGGTGGGACTACAAAGAAAACCTACACCGAAACTACTATCGAAGCCGCGCAGGAAGCACCAATTGCGCTTACGGGCGAAAATCAAGACGTCGAAACAACGACTAATCTAATCGCATCGGCATGGCTTGTGGCAGTAGCAAAAGAGGACATGTGTCCGCCTGTTACCACAGCACATAAGAAAGCACTTAAAACTATTCACTACATTTAAAAATAGGAGAAGAAAACTATGCAAAAATCATTAATGGAAGGATTGACCGAACGAGATATGAAGGCGGTCATCAACACATACACACTTAAAGACTACTACTACCCGACGTTATTTCCTATCGAAAAAAATCTTACTTTCACATGGAAAACACTATCGGCACAGACAGGGTTAAAAATTGCAGCAGACATTGTAGCACGTGGCGCCTCAATAGACAGGAAGACACGTGAGGCTATTACACGTATCGAAGGAGATATTCCCAAGATAGCCATCAGTCGGACAATGGAAGAAGACGAATTAAACGAATACTACATAAAATTAGCATTGGCACAAGGAAGCGCAGACCTTCAAAGTCTTGTTAAATTGTGGGCTGACGATATGAAATTCTGTTGGGACGGGGTCGCAGCAAAATTAGAATGGATGGCATTGAGCCAAATCTCAAAAGGGAAGCTGACCATAACCGCCGCCGATAACATGAGAGTACTCTCTGAATTTGACGCCGATTATGAAATCCCGACAACTCAAAAGGTGGGCTATCAAACCGGTTCAGCAAGTTGGGCTATTGCAGCAAGCGCAAAACCTATCACTATTGACTTGAAATATATAGTTGCAACCGCTCGAGCTTTGGGATTCGCTCCGAAAAAACTATACATGAACATGACCACTTTTGCCAACTTCGCACAAACCGAAGAAGTTATAAAATTGTGTGCCGGATATGCTCAAAACGCTTTAAGCATCGCTCAAACTCCCGATTTGGCAACTATCAACGCAACACTTTT